ACGGTTTTCAATGATTACGCGCCCACACATCGACGACCAATCGGCGCGATTCACTTTCCCATCCATTCCCCACAACTCGACGGTAGTGCCGTCCGGTCGCTCACCCACGTAGTTGAAGTGGTAACCAACGACACGCATATTGTCGTGTGCTCGCCAGAAACGCGGCGTTTGGCACTCGTACCGCCACTCGGTCTGCAGCTTCGTACCAAGATCGGTACGCCACGTGTCCTGATGCGGATCAGTACGCTCAAACAGCGTCGCGGTCACCACATCCGCATCGGTATGCACCAGGAACGCATGCAAATCATCTACCGGGGGGGTTTCAATAGCTACTTCGTCCCCGTCGAGAATGAAATACCAATCGGTTTCGGTACGCGCCTCAAGCGCGCCCAGACGAAACAGGTGCGTGCGCTTCTCCATTTCGTCCGCATACGTACGCGGCGCGGTATGCAGCGTGATACCTACTCCAGCCGCGCGAGCTGTTTCAATGATCGCGTACACCTCGGCGGTGCCACTCTGCAATCGCTGGTCCGGATACAGCGCGTACCTACCGTCGAGCGCAACGATGTGATCACAGAACCGGCCCATACTCGCTACGGTTGCGGCCAGCCACGTCGGTGATTCATCCCACCACGATACGAGACCGATGATTCGTGGACGCGTCATGCTGCCACCCGACCAATCTCACGCTCAACCGTAAGCTGTGTTCGAATCGCCACGTCTGGCGTACCACGATGCGTGCCCTGCATCCACGCAGCCAGATCCCGCTCAAGCGCATCCACACCCACCCGAATCGTGAGCGGCCCGTCTGGTGTCGTGACGGTACCAGCAAGCTCGTCAATCACGATAGGCGCGTCAAAGAACGGATCAAACAGCGTCGTGCGCCGAACCTCGGATACGTCTGAGTATCCAGCACGACACTCCGCATACACATCCAGATACGCACCGATGCTCGCAGTATGCACACCAATATCCAGTAACGCATCCGCACGATGCCGAGCAGGTTTCCCAATCCGCACACCCGACACCGATTCCGGCTCAAACCCCGTCGCGCGCATATAGTCAAACGCTGCCTCGTACAACGGATGATGCAGCAGCGTAAACCCCGTGGTTAGCGTCGTACCATGCAGCTCGCATAACGCACGGATCTGCTCCGCATCCTCCACGCACGAAGCCAGCGGCTTCTCGATCCGCAGATGCGTCGGCGCAATCCCGTACCCACCAAATACAGCACGCACCACATCCAGATGCGATTCAGGCGGCGTCGCAACAATCACCACACCACCCTCAACGCTACTACTCTGCGTACCACTCACACCCAGATACCCGAACGGATCCTTCGACCACTCACAATCCAACGCACCCGCCAATGGCGCAACACGATGCTCAACCTCATCAACAAGCACCAGGCGATCCGTGGCACCCAACTCGGCCAGCTTCCGGGCAATACGAGCACCCCACCCGCCACAACCAATCAGCGTGATCTTGCGGCCCGTCATCGAATTCGCCTTGCCGGAACGCCCACCCACGTCTCACCAGCCGGAACGTCACGCACCACCGACGCACCCTGCCCAATGCGCGCCCCATCACCAATCGTGACATGCGGACGGATCTGCGCATTCATGCCGATCTTCACACGATTACCAATCGTGCAGCACCCACCAATCGTGGCACTCGGCGCAATGTCACAATCCTCACCAATCACGGTGTCATGACCCACGTGGCTTTTCGTCATCAGCAACGTGCGCGCCCCAATGACAGTAGCTCGATGACACCCAGCGTGCACCGTCGCAAACTCACGAATCACGACACCTTCAGCGACGTGCGCCGGAAAACGTGTCGCCTCGCCGCGCCACTCGCCCGGCGTGCCCACCACGGCGTCTTTGCTAATCACCGCGTCTTCATGCACGATCGCGAGCACTTCCTCCACGTCGTACAGATGGATCTCTCGCCTATTCATAGGCTTCATGGATCCCCCCTTGCAAGGTCGGGTTACAACCAAGCGCGCACCACCTACAGCGTCAGGGGACGACAAAGGCCCCCACCCGAAGGCAGGGGCCTCGTCGAGGCCTATTAGGCGAAGGACGGAGTCACAAACCCAGTGCCCGTGATCTTCGCGAAGCCCTGAGCACGATGTGCAACCATCGTGGCAAAGTAGCGGCGAGCTCGCACCGTCACACCGCTCTGCTTGAACATGATCGAGCGGTCAAGGTCGACCATGATCGGACCAAGCCACGTGTACTGCTGCTTCCAATCAGCAACGAGGATGAGATCCTGGTTGGTTCCGGCACCATCAGTCGTGGTGATCGTCGCGTCAACGTACACCGGCATACCATGGATTGCGTAACCCGTGTAACCCTGCGCGACGGGAGATCCGTCTCCGCTGGTCGACGCAAGCGGATTGAGCGCGACAGCCATCGGCAGAAGGAGCGGCCGATTCTGATTGTCAACACTCGACATCCAGTACGCGAATCGGCGCGGGTGAACCACGATGCCGGTCGGTGCCTGCAAGTTGCCGGCGTGGATCTGCTGCGTTGCGTCCGCGATTCGCTTGAAATCGGTGACGAGCGCTGGCGTGCTGGTCGTGTTCGTCACCGTGTACGAAGCGCCTGCCACAACTGCGGCAATCACGCGCTCGTTCTCGTCACGAGCGAGCAGGTCACTGAGGTGATTCGCGACGATCAGGTCAACGGAAGCACCGAGCGTACCCCTATCGACGAGATAGTTGCTCAGATCCTGTGTGCCGCCGATCTCAAGCACGGACGACGTTGCCGCATCCAACGCAATATTGGTTTCCTGCAGCGTATTCAGCGGGTCTGCCTGCGCAAGGCTTGCGACGGCGGCGTTGCCGGTCTGGTACGGGATGGTGATCGTGTCACCCTGCACCGGAAGCGCGTTCTGATTCGTAAGTCCGCTGGTGATGGCCTTTGCCACGCGACCCTTCTCGAATCGGTCCTGCAGGAACAGCGGAACGATTGCCTCGGCACCCTTGTTGCTTACATTGCCAAGGTCTCGCTTCTGCATGTCGTCCGCAGCGTAGGCACGGTTCTGTGCCTGGCGCTGGCGTGCGTCCTCATCACCGTTTGCTCGTGCGTGAGCAAGGTCGATGAAGAACGAATGCTCGGAGCGCTCGCCGTACACCGGTCGAAGCTCGGGCTGGCGCGGCGTTGCGGGAGCCTTCGAGCGCTCCTCACGCTCGCTGCCCTCAGTGGCAATGACCGCTGCACGAAGCTCGGGAAGCTCTGCCGCTGCCTCAGCGTCGCGAGCGGCACGAGTGTCCATCAGATCGCGAACACCGCGAGCTGCAGAAACCAGCTCGTCATGCTGGACCTTCTCGTCGGCGGTCAGCGCGCGCTTCTCGGCGATCGCTGCGTCGGTGATTGCATCGGCCTGTGCGAGCAGCTCCGCGCGCTTTGCCTTGAGCTCTTCCATGAACGGCGTCTCCTGTGAGATCTGGCCGCCGCCTTCATGGCGACGTATCACACATGCGCGCCGTGCTTACCTAGTCAGGTGACAATTGTCATGCGTAGCGTTCAAGGTTCGAGATACTGCGCAACGTCTCAGGATCGTATCCACGCTCGTCAACGTCGTCGTCTTCGCACTCGCACGGATCACAGCCGCACTCGACACATACGACCGACACCGCTTCCATCGACGTGCCGCGATACGCGGGCCAGTTCACGCCTGACACCTCATACAGCTTCTCGATTTTGGTGACGTGAGCACGAAGCGTGCCGTCCTCATCCTCCGACAAACGCTCACCACCCTGAGCGATACGAAACCCAAAACTCATCTTGTCAACGTCGCCACGCTCAACGGCGTAATACAGATCGCGCGCGTCGGATCGGCGCGGATCCAAATCAGCTTCGATAAGAATCCCGCGCTCGTCCTTCGACAGCCTGAGCGTGCCCTTGCTGCTATTCGCAAGCGCAAGTCCCTCATGCTCACCCTGCATACGAACACCCAACGTATTCAGGTCACCCAGGTGATCTAGTGCGCGCTGATCAATCGTTTCGATAACGCTACCCATACGCTCCGATTCGCTGTTGAACACGATCGCGTAGCCACGCACGCGCAAAATGCGATCCTTGCCGTCTTCGCTACGCGTCTCATCTATCGGAACAGCTTCGAGCCAAACCTGTGATCGTCGATCCATGTCACGCATTATCTGAGCCCTCCTTGGCTCCCACATCTACAGACGTAGACGCGCCCGCCTTCATTGGCGGTAATCCTTCGGCCTCGCGGGCCTCACCAACCTGCATCCACCCAGCCGCGATAGCGGACGCATACCCTGCATAGCGCGCCTCAAGATCGGGTCGCGTGATCTCGTCCGTGTTGAAGCGCGGCACCCACGGCGAACGAACACCAAATAGCTGCTCGTCCATATTCAGCGCGCCCTCAACCAAATCCAGCCACGGACGCAGCGCATACGTAAGCAAATGCTGATTATTTGACGATGCGTTGTCGTACGTCATCGCCGAGCCTTCCGCGCCAATAAACGCAGGAGGGATATTCAGCAGGCGCGCGGCGTCGGTGGCGCTCATTTGTAGCTGCTCGATGAACTGCGCGTTCTCGTTTGTCATGCCAACGGTCTGGAACTTACCGCCACGATCCAAAACGGCGATCTTGCCAGCGTTTTCGCTGCCGCCGTACGCGGCTCGCCACGCATCCGCCATCTCAACGCCCTGCTCAAGCGATAGCGGCTCGTCAACACTCAGCACGCCCTTTGGCACGCCACCGTTGCGATACATCGCACCCTGATACTCCTGCGTCGCGAGCGCATTCCCCAGCGAGTTACGCGCCACCGAAATCATCGACTCGGGACGAAACGTGGAATGCAGCGCAGGTCCACGGAAATGAATCATGTGCCGGCCATGCACACCCATCGCGAACTCGCCACCCTCACGGGTATACACGTCATACCGCAGCTCGCGATCCTTACCGCGATACTTCTCCACCAACTCCGGCTCAAGAAGAAACAACTCCGGCGCATCGATGCCATCCGTCGCGGGCAGCTTGAGCGCGAACGCGTTATGCGTCGGGATTAGATGCGAGAACAGCGTCGTGAGCGCCACCGCAGCAGGCGTCTCGCTATTCCACTGCGAACGCAATCGAATCGCGACACCAGCACCCCGCACCACCTGATTGTTTTTTGTTTCGTCGCGAACCTCGAGCGGCAGCGTACCCGCCGTCTTTGCCAGCAGCATCACGCCAGCCCAGAACGGCGGCAGCCCCATCGCCGCATCACGATCGACGTACTGCCCGCTGAGCGCATCGAGGCGGCCCATACCGAGGCTCGATCGGTACGCGGTGGACTGCACTACCTCACGAAGCTGCGCAATGCTTACATCGCCTCCGGGAGCGCCCAGAATCACGATGCCCACCCCGTCTGCGCGAACTCCACATCGCAGCGGTCAATGAACAGCACACCAGCAGCCGCATTCAGCTTCCCGTGCTCGTCCTCCACGCGCGCATCACCCAGCGCGTACACACCACCACGCTTCGACAGCAACACCCCATCAATGGTGCGCTTCGTCTTGAGATGCAACCGGACACGCTCACGAACCTTCATGCTCGTGCGCGCACCCCGACCCGCGTCGGGTTACGCAATGATCAAACCACGCGCCGCATATTGATTCTGCTGCTCCCCACCCAATAACTCACCCGCAGCCATCATCGTTGCGATACCCGCATCATTCGGCACGTCGCTACCCTCACGCGGCTTGTCCGGATGATCATCCC